GGTCATCCACTTTTTGATCGTCTCCCTGGAAGCCCGAAACCAGGGTGTGCCGGAGCGTCCTCATCTGTAACCAGTGAGGATCCCCCAGCCATCCACTTCAACTGACAGAAGCGTTGGTGATGCCTCTCGGCATTGATCGACGTTAGTCTCCCAAACACGACTGCGCACCAGGCGGTAAAACCTAGGTTTTCCTTCATGGATGTACGGCACTAAAAGTTTAACATGAAAAATGAGTAGTAAGGCGAACGCTTTACTGCCTCATTAGTACATGTATAACCGATGGGATGTCCAAAGACCTTACGGGTTGAGGCCCGTGAGACCTTGACGTCCCTTGTCCACAGGTCAAGGATACGGCGCCCTTTAGGGGGCGCCGCAGACTTGCCCTTGCGTTTTAAGGCCTTGGCAGAGAGACCATTCCATGCACATGGAATGGAGTCGAACCGGGCCGACAATCTTTTTAGATATTTGTAAGGCGAAGGAGAAACCTCCTTCAGGCTTTCATTTATCATATCTTCTATCATCGCCGGCATGATGAGGGATGTAGACATCTCTTCAGCATGCGGGCATGGATCGGTGACGGAGACCGAGCCGACAAGGGATGAAAGCAACTTCATCACCTTCTCGATCTCGGTCCCTGTAACTTTGCAGGAAGATGGCATGCTGAGCCCATGGGTATCAGCATAGCGAATCTTCGCCTCATGACGACGGGAGCAACGGGACTCCGCCGATTTAGGCGGGAGTCCCATGCCTCCATAAAAAGAGGGAAGGTACTTCGGCACCTTGCACTGCTTAGCAAGTGCAAAGAGCCAACTACCTCCAATTTCCATGGCACGATGAACAACGTGGACGGGAAGACCCGACTCCGCGGTCATCAAGTGCAAATCTCTGATGACCTCCACCTGCTTTTCGGGGTTCGTAAAACGAAGACCGAGATGCGGGAGAAGGTGAACTGAATCACCCTTGAGCTGGTACATCCTTTCACAGAATGTGACCATATCAGAGGAGAAAAATGTCTTCTTAGCGTTAATCTCGAAACCAAAATTATCGAGATTACGCAAATAGGACTTATATTGTTTAGATGTCATGCGAAAAACTGCGTCGTCGCCGCGAATCGCAAAGCGCTTCGCCCCGGTTTCCCGGATGATCATCCAATGACAGAGGGAGAGGATCGCCCATGTGGCAGGCATGCCCATGGGAGCCCCTCTCAAATAATCTAATATGGAACCTTCATCATCCACCGTGAAACCACGATAGATGAGGCGGGGATCCAAATTGAATTTTAGACAAAACCAGGAAAGCGCCTGATGGGATAAACCATCAGTCGCCTTGGTCAAGTCAGCAGATATAAGGTGACCAAAGGTGTCCAGGCGAATAGACTTCGCCGGAGCACCGAGGTGCCTAGAAATTTGAGGAGTCCGCAGGATGATGCGCCACAAACGGCGTCTCTCCCTGTGGGCCTCCGAGACAGTCCTAGCGTTAGAACAGGTTACAACTCGACATTTGTAACCACGCTCGGGAAGGGGAACCACACGCATGCAGTTTGGCTCGGCCTTCGCGAACTTGTTCAACGCGGTCTTTATCAACGAGGGTCTGATGAAACGTTTTTCACGCGTTGTCATCGGAGCCTTCAATTTCTTTTGAGTGACGGCATCGATAGACCAGGCAAACTCACTTGCCTGGCCACCCTGCCGCCTCGTAGAATGAAAGGAGGAGGAACAACCCGGAAGACCTGCGTCTTCCGGAATGTTGAACTTCCCCCGAGGAATGTAGTCCGAATGGTCGATGAGGTATGTGGCGAGAGCCTCAAACCTGTTCGACGATTCGAACTTAGTTTTGTGGGGTATGAGACACGTATTGAAGAATTCCTTCTCAGTACGTTCGCACACCTTTTTATTCGGTGGGGGAAGCGCTCGAGCTATCAACGATAGCTGGAATGCCTTCTCCCGAGTAACCTTGTGGAACAGAGGCTTGGGAACGAGCACATTGTGCACGTTCCCACGCCCTGTTACCGCGAATTTACGGAGCTGGTGGCAGGCGGCCTTCAGATGGGGTAACCAAACTGAAGGTCGTCTAGCGACCTGCTCACTGATCATTAAGGCCCTTTCCTTGACGCACCCTCGGGTGCGCAAGGAACTGGCCGCGTACGCTGTGAGGATTGTCGAACGTAACCGTTCGGCGACCCTCCTAGCTTGGTTTTCCCGGGACTTCCGCATTACTGCGGGAGAACCGGCGCTAGAGCCTGGCTAGAATCAGATAGCGACATAACGTTATC